GCGATGGAGTTCAAAGCACATCAGGGTGGTTTTCATGAAACGGTCAGCAAGCACTTCGTGGCTCCGGAAGACCATCGTCCTGACGGGTGCCCGATCAGGGTGGCAACTAATTAAATGACGCTTTAAATCATAGTTAGGAGTTGATGAAATGGACGAGAAGACGGAACAAACCACATCAGAAATAATGATGAAGATTGCAGCACACTATTTACTTAACGGGTGCAATGATTGCGATTTTTATAAGGTGGCAAAGATTTGTGATGCCAGACCTTTGAATTGTGCATACATGAAGTTGAAGTATTTCTTTGAGGATTTGGAAGAAAAAGAGAAACAGGAAACTGACTAAAAGGCAACAATAAAGGAGGGATATCATGAAAAAGTCAAAGGCAAGAGAAACCAGGCGCCAGCAAGCGCACCCGAAGGCCGGCGCGACGTATTCGCCCAGGTCGCTATATCGGTCGCTGACAGTTCCATACGACAATAAGCCTGGACGGAGCCGGATCCATCCGAAGGAGGCCCGGCTATGAGCAAACCATTCTTTTCGGTGATCATTCCTGCACATAACAGTGCGGAATATATCGTGAAGGGTTTGGAGTCAATCAGAAACCAGTCGTTCCAGGATTATGAGCTGATCATTGTATGCGACAGCTGCACAGACAGCACGGTCCGGATCGCCGGTCTGTACGGGGACAAGGTGATCATTACGGACCACCACCATGACGGACTCGCCAGGAACACAGGGATCAACAATGCAGAAGGCAAGTGGCTCCTGTTTATGGACGATGATGACTGGTTCCTGCATGAGTTCGCATTTAGCCAGATCGCGGAGATGGCCGGGAAACACAAGGAAGACATCCTTCTGTTCAGCTTCATCTGGAAGGGCAGAGGATATACCAGGCAGGATCCAGGGCAGGAGTGTGTGGCCGTATGGACCAAATGCTGGAAGCGGGAGTTTGTCGGATCTACGCGATTCCCGGATGATGAATGGAACTGCGACGGAAAGTTCCACCGGAAGATCTGGGAGAAGGGCCCGACGTGCTATTACTGGGATATGCCGATGTACTACTATAATTTTATGAGACCGGGCAGTCAGACATATAACATGGTGAAGTCGTTAGGGAGGTGAGACAATGACAAAGCGGGAGCTGCTGGAGAACTACAGGAACCTGGTGATCGACATCAACATGATGGAGCAGAGGCTGTCGTTTCTTAGCAAATACATCGGCGGGCCACGGCCGGTACGGTCTGTGCAGCTGACGGGTATGCCGCACGGGACTAATGAACCGGAGGCTGCGATTATGCAGCAGCAGGACACGGACAGCGAGATCCTGGACAAGATCGAGCAGCGGATGGATGAGACACGACGGCTGACGGCTCGCTTCGAGGTGATCCTGGAAGAGATCGAAGACCGGCGGCTCAGGAATATTATCCAGGCTTATTACGGACTCGGACATTCGGAGGAACAGATCGGAGAGGAAATCGGTCTCAGCCGGCAGCATGTGAACAGGTTGAGGACGACATTTCTGGAGGGGCTTACATGAAAATTAAAATAGGATCAATGCATGGCAAGACATACGAATTTGAAAACGTAAAGAGGATAATCATTGATCAAACGAAGATCGACTGTCACTTCAATCTTATGTTTAAAAACGGGAATGAGATGAAAGTTGGGACCAGGAATGATCATGTTGTACTAAGGATAGATGGAAAAGATAATTCATGTGACAAATGTTATTGAATGTGCGCCTGGTCTATGATTCAATGATACCGTGCAAAGTAGCACCCAGGAGCGAGCGGCCTGGGTGTTTTCGTTTGGCTCAGGGGTGCCGGCGCGGTTCGCTTCCTTCCGTTAACCGGCGGGCGGTTCATCTTGAACGAAAGGGCAGCGGAGGGAGCCGATGAACCATTGAACAGAGCGCCTGAAGTAGAGAGCTTCTACACTTCATGGATCTGGCGGAAATGCCGGAAGGCGTTCGCTGAGTCTAAAGGAAACCTGTGCGAGCGCTGCCTGAGCCGTGGGATTGTACAGCCTGGCAGCAAAGCACAGCCGCTCGAAGTGCATCACAAGATCCCGCTGACGGCGGACAATGTCACGGATCCGAACGTCGCGCTGGCATGGTCGAACCTCGAGCTGTTGTGCAAATCTTGTCATGACAGCGAAAAGGAGCACAGCAGAAAACGGTGGAGGATTGGGCCCGACGGGAGGGTGATCCTATAGGCCCCCCTGGTCGAAGGGGCGAGCCGATCGGGCCACAGGGCCGCGGGTGTAACCAGAATAGCCGCGCGAAATCGCGCGTAGACCCCTCCCTTTTGGCCGGAGATCGCCTGGCGATGCCAGGACGATGCCGGGCCGATGACGGTTACTTGCCGGATGGATCAAAAGACGATAGCAATAATTGAGAAGGGATGACGGACGGATGGCTTCGAGCGCGGAGAAAAAAGAGATCAAACGCCTGACGGAGATCTACATAACTCTGCCTCCGAAGCAGTTCGCCCTGGCTCAGGGTCTGATCGCGGAGGCCGCGCGTCTCCGGGTGCGGTGTGATGCGTTGTGGGATGACCTGCAGGAAAACGGAGAGGTTGAGATGTTCAGCCAGAGCGAAAACACGGAACCGTATGAGCGTGAACGTCCTGCGAGCCGAATCTATACCGCTGCGAATAAAGCGTATCAATCGATCATCAAGCAGCTGAACGACATGATCCCGAAAGACGAAGCGCCGGCTGGTGGTTTCGATGTCAGCTGATAACTGGATATACACTTATTATCAGCAGATACAGGACGGAAGCGTCACGGTCGGGAAATGGATCCGGATGTGGTATGAGCAAGTCGTTCACGGACTGGAGGAGAAGCGCTGGTTCTTTGATCAGAAGAAGGCAAACAGCGCGATTAACTTCATCGAGCGATACTGCCATCATCATGAAGGTCCGCTGGCGCCGGGTCTGATCAAGCTGGAGGTCTGGCAGAAGGCTTTCCTTAGCGTGGTGTATGGGATCATGGATCCGGAAGGCCGCAGGCAGTTCCGGGAGATCGTGCTGATCATTGGCAGGAAGCAGTCAAAGACGACTATGATGTCCGCCTGCGGGTGTTACCATCTTTTTGTTGACGGTGGATACGGGGCCCGCGTTTACGTATGCGCGCCGAAGCTGGAGCAAGCAAAACTCTGTTATGAGGGGATCTATCAGACGATCCGCAAGGAGCCGATGATGGACCGCCTGAGCAAGCGCCGGCGCACGGACATATACATTGAAAGCAGCAACAGCAGCGCCCAGCCGCTGGCCTTCAGCGCGAAGCGATCTGATGGCTTAAACATTTCCCTGGGAATTTTGGACGAGAGCGCCGCGTTCTCCGGCGAGGCCGGTTTACGCCAGGCCGAGGTCGTCAAGAGCTCACAGGGTGCCCGTGTGGATCCGCAGCTGTTCTACCCGACGACGGCCAACTTTGTGGACGGCGGCCTGTACGACGAGCTGATGAAGCGGTCCACGGCGGTACTGAACGGAACGAGCAAGGAAACCAGGCTCGCTCCGTTTTTGTATATGATCGACGACGTCGATCGATGGAATGACCTGAACGAGCTCCGGAAGAGCCTGCCGAACCTGGGCGTCAGCGTTTCGGTGGACTATATCCTGGAAGAGATCGCAGTCGCAGAGGGATCGCTGAGTAAGAAAAGCGAGTTCCTGACGAAATACTGCAACGTCAAGCAGAACGGATCGCTTGCATGGCTGCCGGCTGAGGCGGTGAAGAAGGCGTTCGGGTATCACCATTCCCTGGAGGAATTCCGAAATCACTATTGTCTGGGCGGGATCGACCTGAGCCAGACGACGGACCTGACCAGCGCGTGCGTGCTGATTGAGAAGGACGGCATCCTCTGGGTGCACAGCCACTTCTGGCTTCCGGCCAACAAGATCCAGGAGAACACGGCACGGGACGGGATTCCGTACCAGATCATGATCGAGCGCGGATTCCTGTCTACATCAGGGGAAGAGTTCGTCGATTACCGGGATGTATTTGACTGGTTCCAGCGCCTGGTAAAAGAGTACAAGATCTACCCGTTGCAGATTGGCTACGACCGGTGGAGCGCACAGGACCTTGTGCAGACGATGGAGAAGGCCAGCTTTCACATGGACAGCGTATTCCAGGGGTTCAACCTGACCGGAATAGAGGACACCTTTGAAGGGATGCTCCGGGAGGGCAGGATCCGGGACATGGATGACAACGATCTGCTGAAGATCCACATGATGGACAGCGCCCAGCAGATCGAAAGCAACACATCAGCGCATAGCCGGAAGAAGCTGGTCAAGATCAGCAGGACTGCTCACGTTGACGGCGTGGCCGCGATCCTGGACGCAATGTGCATGAGGCAGAATCATTGGGCGGATATGGGGAAGCGCCTGATGAACGAAGGAAAGCCGCCGCTGAGCGCGGGACAATAAGAGGGTGAAGTGTATGGGACTGATGGAAAAACTTTTCGGGAAGAAAGAACCGCCTGCGGCGGTAAAGGCACAGCACACCTTTCAGCTGCTGGACGGGTACACTCCCGCGTTCCACACCTGGAACGGATCGATCTTTGAGTCGGATCTGATCCGGGCGGCGCTGGACGCGCACGGCCGGCACGCGGCGAAGCTGCAGTTCAACATTGAAGGCAGCGCAAAGCCGAACCTGCAGAACAGGATGCAGGTACAGCCGAACCCGTACACCACATGGAGCCAGTTCCAGTATCGGACGGCCGTGATCCTCTACGCGAGGAACACGGCTTTTTTAGTGCCGACGCGTGGGGAATACGGCGAGATGAACGGCGTGACCGTGATCCTGCCGGACCGGTGGGAGCTGGTCGAGTACAACGGGACGCCGTACATCCGTTTCTGGCTGGCGAATAACAAGCGCCTGGCCTGCAGCCTGTACGAGGTCGGCATCCTGACCCGGTACCAGTACAAGTCAGATCTGTTCGGCGACAGCAACGACGCCATGAAGGCCACGCTGGACCTGATCGAGATGCAGAGACAGGGCATCATTGAGGGCATAAAAAACAGCGCCACCTACCGCTGGAGTGCACAGAGCGACAACTGGGCGACGGATGCAGACCTGGCAAGCGAGATGGAGCGGTTCAACAAGTTCACTTTCCAGAACAAGAAGACCTCCGGCGGCCTGGTACTCTTCCCGAACACCTACACGAACGTGCAGCAGGTGAAGCAGGAAGCGTACAAGGTGGATCCGGATCAGCAGAAGCTGATCAAGGACAACGTGTACGACTACTTCGCTGTGAACGAGGACATCGTCCAGAACAAGGCGTTCGGCGATGCCTGGCTTGCCTTCTATGAGGGCGCGGTCGAGTGGCTGGCGATCCAGATGTCGGATGTCATGACGCGGATGTTCTTCACAGAGCGGGAGCGGCAGTTCGGCAACCGGATCTTCTTCACATCGAACCGGCTGCAGTACATGAGCAACGCCGACAAGATGACGGCGATCAGCCAGATGGCGGACCGAGGCCTGATGACCCGCAACGAGCTGCGGGAGATCCTGAACCTGACGCCGCTGCCGGAGCCCTACGGGAGCCAGATCCGGCCCGGGGCGAGTACTACGACATCACGAACCCGCCGGAGGACAAAGCGGCGGATGATCCTGACGGAGGTGCAGAAGATGGACAATAAAGAAACCAGGGCCTTTTCCTTTGAGGTGAGGGCCGAACAGAACGAACAGCACGGCACATTCATCACCGGGACGCCGATTGTGTTCAATCAGGCGACGGACCTGGGATGGTTTGAGGAAACGATCAGCGAGCGGGCGCTTGAGGGTACAGACCTGAAGGACGTCCGCTTTTTGATTGGCCATAACACGGGCATGATCCCGCTGGCCCGCAGCCGGAACAACAACGAGAACAGCACCATGCAGATGACGGTCACGAGCCGCGGCATGGAGATCCGCGTGGATCTGGACACAGAGAACAACGCGGAGGCGAGAGCGCTTTATTCCGCGGTGAAACGTGGGGATATTTCCGGAATGTCCTTCATGTTCATCGTTGATAAAGATTCTTGGGCGGATGCTGATAGCGACTACCCGAAGCGCACGGTGGAGCACATCAAAACCGTGCTGGAGGTCAGCGCTGTCGCGTTCCCCGCATACCCGCAGACAGACCTGCAGGCGGCATCCCAGGACGGAGCGCTGGACAGCGCACGGGCCTCGCTGGAGAGCGAGCGGACGCGGCTGAAGGAAGAGCGGGAGGCCAGAGAGGCCGAAGCAGCTGAGCAGGGGCGCCGGACGGCGGTTCTGGAGTGGCTGAAAAATTATCAGAAAGGGGAAAAGTGAGTATGGAATTCAACTTTTCCGAAATGACTCCGGAACAGCTGGAAGAGCGCAAAGCCACCGTGCTGACGGAGATGGAAGCGCCTGAGATGGGTGCAGATGAACTGGAGGGCCGGAAGGCTGAGATCATCGCGATCGACGCCGAGCTGGAAGCCCGCAAGGCTGCCGCCCAGAAGGCGGAAGAAGAGCGCAAGGCTGTGGAAGCCGGCGCTGGTGAAACAAAAGAAGAATTCAAACAGGAGGAAAAGAGAATGGAAATTTCCGAAATCCGTAATACGCCTGAGTACATCAACGCGTATGCCAACTACATCAAGACCGGCCGCGAGGACGAGTGCCGCACCGTGCTGCTGAGCAAGAACGCTTCCGCCGGCGGACAGCTGCCCGTTCCGGACATGCTGGAGAGCATCATCAAGACCGCGTGGGAGCGGAATGAGTTCCTGTCCCGCGTCCGCAAGACCTACTTCCGCGGCAACCTCCGCGTCCCGTTCGAGCTGAGCGCGACCGGCGCATGGGTGCACGCTGAAGGCACCACGGGCCTCACCGAAGAAGAGATCACCATCGGCATCGTGGAGCTGAAGCCCGAAAACATCAAGAAGTGGATCCGGATCTCCGACGAAGCCATCGACCTGGGCGGCGAGGATTTCCTGCGCTACATCTACGATGAAATCACCTACCGCATCCTGAAGGAACTGGTGTCCCAGCTGGTCGCTGACGTGACCTCCGCCAGCTCTTCCAACAGCACCGACGGTATCGGCGTCCCGGTCGTGAAAGTGGCCCCCGGCGTCATGGTCCTGGCGAACGCCGCCACCAACCTGAGCGAAGAAGCGACCGACCTGTGCGTGGTTATGAACCGTCTGACCGAGGCGAAGTTCAACACCGCCTACGCGTCCGGTCAGTTCGCCGTGGATCCCTTCGCGGGCTTCGCGAAGGTGTACTGCTCCGCCCTTCCCGCCTATGACGTCGCCAGCGAGAATGACTGCTACGCCATCGTGGGCGACCTGAAGGCCCTGCAGGTGAACTATCCCGCCGGTGAAGGCGTCGTCATCAAGTGGGACGACCTGAGCCTGGCCGAGGATGACCTGGTCAAGGTTGTCGGCCGTCAGTACGCTGGCCACGACATCACCGCTCCCGGCTGCCTGGTCAAGCTGACCAAGCCCGGCGCCTGATGAAGGTAAAACTGATTCAGGATTGTGCACCGTTCGGAAGGACCGGGGAGATCGTTGAGGTTTCCCCGGCCCATTTTGAATGGGTGACATCAATCGGATATGCCGTACCGGTGACGGAAGCCAGGGAGCGGGCGGAAGCACCGAAGGCAGAGAAACCTGCTGAGAAGCCTGTGGCGAAGCCTGCGGCGAAGAAGACAACCAAATCCTCCGCGAAAAAGTGAATACTCATGCGGATTTGAAAGGAAGCAATGAAACATGAAACTGATGATAGCTGTGCCAACCACAGACTATAACCACGCAGAGTTTACGCGCTGCCTGGGGAAGCTGTGTATTGAACTGGCCCAGAATGGGACGGACGTCGACCTGCAGGTGCAGAGCGGGACGCTGGTGTACATCGCCAGGAACCGGCTGGCGCGGAAAGCGATCGACCGCGGGTTTACCCACGTCCTCTGGCTGGACAGTGACATGACCTTCGGGCCGAACATCGTGGACGACCTGCTCTGGTGCGGGAAGGACATGGTGTGCGGGGCGTTTGTGAGCAGGCGCCCGCAGTACAGGCCCTGTGTGTATTCCGACATATCGGATCCCGGCAACATGAAGCCGGTGGAAACCTTCGGCACGGAACCCTTCCGGGTGGACGGCTGCGGGTTCGCCACGGTCCTGACAACGACGGAGCTGCTGAAGGCAGTCTGGGACAGGTTCGGGACCTGCTTCCGGCCGACGGAGGACTACGGCGAGGACATGGCCTTCTGCGACCGGGTGAAGAAGATCGGGCGCGAGATCTGGTGCGAGCCGACCGTGCGGCAGGGTCACCTGGCCATTGTGCCGGTGTATCCCGGTGAGCATCTCTTCGGAGGTGCTGAGGGATGATCCGTGTACTGATCGCCGCGCCGCTGCGGCAGGACCCGAAGATCTTCAGGGAATACCAGAAGGGGCTGGACAGCCTCATCATACCGGACGGCGTAGAAGTCGACCGGTTTTTTGTTGTGAACAACTGCGACGAGGTCGTGCAGGAGATCCGGGACGCTGAGTACGTTGTGATCAACACGGAAGACTCCATGATGTACCGCGACCATTTCTGGACGGGCGAGCTGATCAGCGGCATGTCCGGATACCGGAACCTGACGATCCGGAAGGCG